CTGTCGCCAACAAGCATCACATTCTTTTGGTCTTTCTCCATCAAGCATCATACGTCTTACTTCTTTATATTTGTCGCTGTTCCATAATTCTTTCATTGTGGTTTCATTTATATTACCTACAGGCCAACTGCGACAGCATAGTTTCATATCGCCATCGGTTTTTGTTGCCATATGTATGAAAGGCAACAAGCAAAACGTATCACTTTTTAATGCTTTATCTTTATTGCTCATGTTTTCCTACAAAATTATTTGGTTTTCTATCTCTATCAACTGATAGTTGTGTGTTCACTCTAGTTCCATCTTCTAAATAAAAATATTCTTTAGGATGTCTTTCTTTATATCCAACACAAACTGCCATTACTGGAATAAGATGATTTTTGTCCGGTATGTTTCTATGTTTTCTAATAAGTTTGTTGAATTTTTTAACTTTTACAAATCCTGCTTGACATCCCATTGTTGCAACATCAAGTTCTAATTCTAATGCAGTTGCTAATAAAACACCAGTGTGCAATCCTATATCATTATGTGAGGGCATACCACTTCTATGTAATCCTACAAGCACGTAGGGAGCAGTCAGTATACTTCCAAAATGAAGAATGTCATCGTCAACATGATTGCGATCAAAACCTTTTTTAGATAAGAAAACGTGATAAAATAAAAAATCTCTCATTTCTTTTTCATCTTTGGAAAAGCAACACCAATAATGATCTACAATACTTTGTTGAGAAGGAATATGTGGTATAACATCACAAAGTTTTTTAATTTTTTCTTCTTCAACATCAGCATCCGAAAACCATCTTTCGGTACGTCTATTTTTCCATCTTTGACTAAGTTCCATTGTTTATCCTTAAATATTTTGCTGACTCTACATCTTTTGCTTTAGAAGTATTTAAGTCGGCGGCACAAGCACACCATTGTTTTTTGCAAATAATTGGTTCAGTCGGAATATCAAAATCATCATATATATTACCTAAATACTTTACTCTACATGTTGCATTGAAAACATCGCCGTTATCTCTAATAAACAAACTTTCTTGACCGCTCCAACATAACCAATCAATGTATTCATTTTCTTTTCTTACTAATATATCGTTAACATTTTCTTCAACCTTTGTCAACCCTTCTTCTCGCTCTTGTATAGTTGCAACATTGACAAAACTTCCTGCTTTGTTTTGATTTTTTAAAGTATTATACACCGGCATTCTCCAAAAATTCTATTTCATCTTCCGAATAATAGTCTTTGTCTCCTCCATAATAAGGAGATCCGTTTTTAAATAATTGTGTTACAATACCATCATAAAATGGTCTAGATATAGGGCCTTCGATTAGTTGACCTTTTTCGTTAAATTTACTATCAGGATGTTGCTTCATCCTTGCAGGACGTATTCTACGCATAACAACAGGAACATCATTTTCTTTTAGATACTCTATTGCTTCTTTTGCTTCGTCAAATGTTGTAGGCAACATCATCATGTGGACATGTACGTGTATATACCTGTCTTGTTCTAGTGCTAGTTTCTTTAAGGCTACAATGTTTTCAGGAATAACTTCTCTCTTGTGATACTCCATATGATAACTAACAATAAAACTTGCTAGTTTTGGAAGTATTCTTTTGTAAAATTCTAGTGTTCTACTGCCATTAGTTGTTAATCCAACATCAATACCTTTACTATACATGTAATCTAATATTTTTTCAAAGTTAGGATTAACAGTAGGTTCTCCACCTGTTAAATTTATTTTAAATCTTCTACCAGGTAATTTACTAACAATTTTATCAATAGTTCGTTGTGCAACTTCAAAACTCATGTGTTTACTTTTATGGTCATGGGTAAATTCATCACAATAACTACAATTAAAGTTACAACGTTTGCCCATATTCCATTCGATCTTTACAACCTTGGCTTGGTTTGGACTTGCATGTTCAACTGCTACTGTTTGCATGTACCCACCTTATTAATTTTGGATTGATATTTTCGTAACTTATTTTTGACGACTTTTCCCAAAAATTTATAATCCTTCCTAGTTTATCAATTTCATCTACTTGTTCTTCAGACAATTTAGCAATAACTTCATTAATATTAAGTTTACGCTTATAATTAGGCCAATTGTCTAATAGTGCATTTAATCTGTTTAATATCTCCTGTCGTTCATGTAAAGGAAGCACATTAATACTCAAACCTTTTTGACTTATAACAGGACGTACAAGTATTGTAGGAAACTCATTTTCATTAATATAATTGTCTTTAATCCATTGAAGCGTGTCTGGTAAATTATGCACATTCAAAGAACTTACAGTAATATCAAAACTAGTTATATCAAAATATTTTTGGTATTGATCGATTACTTGTACTTTTTCATCCCATTTAGTTCCTTGACGTACATATTCGTCTACTGTTCCTAATCCATCAATGCTAACACGGATTCCTAATTTTGCTCCTTTTAATTTTTTCAAATATTTTTCAGGTAGTAGGCGTGTTGCATTTGTATTAATTTCTATAAATGCTTGCGGACACTTGTTGTATAATTCTACCAAGTAATCTTCAAATCCTCTAATATAAAAAGGTTCTCCGCCAGCAAGATATATCCTTTTGACATCATCATCAATACTACAAAAAATATTATCCCATGCTTTAGGATCTTCAGCCCAATTAAGTTTTTTAGGATCATACCTATTCATTGTAATGTTTATTGCATTTTCAGTTTCTTTGTTTACAGTTCTAGCGTAATCTTCAAATATTTTATGCCATTTATTACTATCACTAGGATAACACATAACGCAAGTAAGATTGCAAGTTGATCCTAATCTCAAATCTAAAGCCCTAATTTTAGTGTCAGGGTAAGGTTTAATATAAATTGATTGATCCATACCCTCCGGTAAAGTTTTAACAGGTCCATGATCTCTGAAACGCACACCCTTCAAACTTCTTATTCTAAAACTATTGTTTTGACCTTTTGCTTCTGCACTATAACACGGTTCACATCCAAATGGCATAATACCTTCAGCCATTTGTTTTCTAGTTTCAATAAACTCAGGAGTGTTAAACATATCAATAAGTGGCATATCTTTTATATTGTAAGGTAGGCGTGTTTTTCTGTTTTTGCAACATGAAAAAATCATACCGTCGTTATCAATATAAGGCTGGTTGTTCAAATATACACAATAATTATAAGGTGAAAATTTAGGATTAGTCATTACATGTATCCTTTTAGTTGTGGCACAACATCTAAACATTGAATACCGCCACGCATTTTGTCTAGTTCATTAGTAAAGCGAACAAACAAGTCCCATTGCTTATTATTGTAAGACGACCTAGTTAATGCTGTACGAATTGTTTGCAGACTTTTATAGTTTTTTTCATCTATAATTTCTATTGCTTTTTGTTTTAATTCATCTGGCATAATATTAATATTCAAATAAGGTGGGCTAGAAACTAAACAATCAAATTTAAATGTGTCAGGATCTCTATGCCATTTTTTACTAGCATTAACAGTATCTCTAAACCATTCAAGTAAATTGTTCAAATCAAAAATATTGTATATCTGTATTGCACTGTTGAAACTACCACGCAAATTTTCAAATTGATCAAACCAATGAATATTTTCTTTTAAACTTTCTAATGATTGTACATCTCCTCCACGGATATATTCGTAAAGTTTTCCTGTACCTTCTACACTAATAATTAATTTTACTCTTTTAAATTTAGGCCACAAGTCTTTCAAGCGTTCTGGTGTTTTTGTTCCATTGGTTGTATATGCAATAGTAATTTTAGGAGCGTATCCCCATTCAACAAGATATTCTAAAAAGTCATACATACCATCTTGCATCATAGGCTCGCCACCTTTAAAGTCAATACGTTCTAAATATTGAAACATATCTTTTTTATCTTCCCAGTAACTTGCTGGGATAATAGTAGGACGTCTTGGTCCTCTACTGCGTTGGAAATCTCTATCAATAGCAATTAATTTCTCTTCTTCTTTGAACCATGCTGTACTTCCCCAACTACCACACATACGACATTTTAGATTGCAAGTATTACCAAAGTTTAAATCCATATGACGTAACTGCATAGGCGGATTTAATTTGTATTCATTTGGCCATTCTTCTATTTTATCATCGTACCATGTTCTACGGCTGTGTCCTAAACTTGCTTCACGCTTCCAACATTGTCTACATTCTTTAGGCCTTTCACCATTTATAAATTTTTGCCTTAACGTATCCATGTCTTGCCATGCACTGTCTAAAGTATCACCATTATGTATACTCCAGTCACCACCTTCGTAGACACAACACGGCTTTATGCCGCCGTTTGCCGCTAAGGTAATAGTCATCCATGGTACTTTACATGTTGGCATAATCTTTTATATCCCATCCCCTTACTTTTGTTAACCAGTCATGTACTTCTACATGCCTTTCACTTTCTTTGCTTTCTAATTTTTGATCATAGCACTTTTGTAAGAACGCAATTAAGTTTTTTATACGGGGTTTATAAATTGCACTATCACTTGCGCCTGCATCTCTAGGATCATCATACATCATTTCTAATTGGCTTATGCCATTTTTTATACGCTCCTTTGAAGCAAACGCAGGTCCTATATGCTTTGGTGCTGTAACTACTTGTGTAAAATGCAGAGGCACACGCCTATCATATTTTTCTGACATATCTGCCGCCCAATTATAAAATGTTTCAAAATGATCTACATTATACATCATAGTTGTATAATTCAAAGTGGGACAATGGCGCAGATGTGACAAACATCTTTTATAATTTTCTACAGCCATGTCCCACTTACTAGACCTAATCCATTCGTATACTTTTTCAGTGCCGTCATAACTTATATCAACATTTAATCTGTTAATATTATTAAGCATGTCAATAGTTTTTTTACTAAAGTGTATACCGTTGGTATTAGTGCTAATCTTTACATTCGGATTACGTTTTAAAACTGCTTGTACAAAGTAATCGAATCTTTTATCGTATAAAGGTTCTCCCCCTTTAATTTCTATCATTCTAGTCTCATATGATACAAGACTTGCAATTTGATCTAATTGTTCATAATTTAAACTCCAATTTTTTAAAGCCATAATATCAAAATTTCTTGCAAATTTTTTACGACTATCGTTTGATTCATTTAATTCTAAGTCATACTTCAACCATTTGCTACTAAAATTACTATTACACATAATACACTGCTGACTACAAGTATTACCAAAACTTATATCCATGTGTATGTAAGTGTCTTTGTTTTTTAACGACCATTGTTCATCTGCGAAAGGAAACCAATTTAACATCTTATCTTTACGAGATATCAAACCTTTACGTGATTTTTGATCACAGCCTGTGCATTCTGGTATCCATTCATCGGTATACTCTATAGCACGTTTATCTTTTAATTCTTTATTATTCCTGACATAATCAACTATGTTATCTATTTCAGTTATGTGTTTGAAATCACCACTAGCACAACATGGATTGACTGCTCCATATGCTGTAATTGCTAATCCATGCTGAACAGCACTACAAATTGGCTTAGCCATTGAATATGTCCTTCATTTCTGGGAATGTTTCAGCAAAAGTTATTCCACGCTGTTTGTCGCATAAGTCAAGGAACTCTTTCATTTCCGGCAAACGCCTACTCCAGTCTTCGCTTTCCATAAATTTTAGCATACCTTCTAGTCTACTAATACCATAACTTGCATCACGCCATTTTTGATACGGTACTTTGCCTTTATGCCAACTAGGAACACCTAGTTCCCAATTTTCTTCCCACCAAGGGTAAAATTCTTCGTACTTTTTACGACACTCTTCTTTGAACCATTTAGGCAAAATTTTAACATTCAAATGCGGAGGGTGATAAACAAAATGATAGTTAATAGCGCCTGCACCAAAAGGCCACATATTAATTTTTTTGAATCCTTGTGTAAGTTTCCACTTTATAAAGTCAGGAATATAATATATGTTTAGTGCTTGAACTGCACAAGCAACTGTTACTTCTACATTATTACTTGTTTCATTATCTAGTATGTGAAAAACTTCTTCTTGACGTTTCCAAGTACTAGGATAACGTATATAATCATTCATTTCTTTAATACTATCTATTGAATAATGAAAACGTACTAATTTAAATTCTTTCCATAAGTCAAACAAATCATCACGCCATTCAACACCATTTGAATTATAACGTAGTTCTAAATCTTTTGCATAGCCCATTTTGATAGCATGTTCAAGTATTTCGTAGTGTTCTTCAATAATAAGACTTTCGCCGCCTGCAAAATAAATTTGTTGCATACTAGGCATCTGCTCATAAAACTGTTTCCAAAATGTAGGATTTTGTTTGTGCCAATTATAACTACTACCGTTATAACTGCCTTTGTCTTTCCATTGCATAGTTTCTTTTAGAGATTCATTTTTTACATCCGGAAAAATCTTTTTGTAGTCTTTAATCCAACCACTTGAATCGTGCGGACTACACATTACACACGCTAATTGACATTTTGTACCGAAACGTAAATCAATATAAGCAAGTTGTGGAGGCACTGATCCGTCTTCTCCTGTATTAGCAATTACTTTATCAACATCAACACGCTCAGACCAATATGCTGTTTCCCACATACGTTTTGAATTATGTCCTGCGGCTTCTTCTTTATAACACTTAATACAACTAGGTGGCATTTCACCATTCAGCATTTGTTTTCGTACATTCTTCATATATGTACTATTCCATGCTGTTTCAAAATCACTTACATTTAAATTGTTAGGTCTTCCTTGTTCATCTTTTAGGATTCCTACTTGCCCACCATGCTCTTTGTCATTAGTAGGTCCTACTGAACTTGCATTTGCAGTACAGCAAACTCGCATACTTCCATCTGGTCTTGTGCTTAAATGCACCCAGGGAAGAAGGCAGAAGGTATCGGATGGGTATTTAATGTTTGTCATACTATTACTTATTCGTGGATTTTACCAATTTCCTTGACTTCTGGCTGTTATATGTTACAATTAACTATAGTTTTAATTATTTATATGGATAAATTTATGAAGAAAATTGTACCTTTAATACTATCAACAGTACTACTTACTGGGTGTATGACCGCTCATAGCGGTTCTTTAGATGCCAAAAATCCAATAAATTTTCCGGATGATTTGCTTGTAGATCAAATTAAAGGCAAACAATGTGTAGTAGCAAAAACAGAAGGTTTGCCTCCGAAAGACCTTGCTAAAATTAATGCTAACAAGTTATTCGAAAATGACACTAGTTTAACTGTTAATCATGATGGATTATCAGATAGATGGTCAGAACTATTAAGACAAACTTATAAAGCCGAGGCAACAAATAATAAACGTCTAGCACAAGATGTCGTTGCTACCCTTGTTTATATTGCAAAAGCAGAAGCACTTTTATCTACTAGAAAGTTTGGTAATAGTGGATGTTGGGGGGATGGAGATAAAAATGCTACGTGTCATAATCATACTCCGCAACACACAAGTTTTACATTTATGGCTATGATGTATAGTGCTATAATTTTGAAAGAACATATGACTGAAAACGATCAACAAATACTTTCAAAATACTTTAAGAAAGCATACAATAAATTTGTAAAAGCATATGCTTCAGCATCATTACACGACAATGGTTTTTACGAATGGGGTGATGGTGGAATGGGTGTTCTTGCATATGCTCATTGGACAAATGATAAAAATTTAGCATATAAGGAAATTAAAATACGTAGAAATAGTATGCTTAAAACAATTACCAAAGACGGATACATTAATAACAATAGTTTTAGAGGTAACAGGGGTTATTGGTATCATACATTAGGTGCAAATAGTATGTTTGGATATGCTATCATGGCTAGATCATTTGGTGTAGATTTGTTTAAAGATGAATATTTAGGTCCGAAACTAAAATTAGTTGCACTTAGAACTTTAGAAGGCAATCAAGATTATTCAACTTTTAAAAATCTTAAAAGTAGAGGTAACAATGCAAGTCTAGACTCTGAGGATGCTAGACCACATATGCATCAAATGGCTGTGTCGTTACCTAGTATAATGGCATCTGAATTTGGTATGGCTGTAAATCCTCGTCCTGATTACAAAAGAAAAGTAAAATACGAAAGTATTGATAAATTTATTGGATTTAATGCAGATTGTTATTATAGCAGTAAATAATTACTTAAACTGCTCTGCATAAGGATCAAACTCGCTTCCACACTTTTGAGCACAAACTCCAAGTTTACCATCTGCAATACTAGACTTGTTCCAACTTGATGAAATACTATGTATTAGCCTACCATTGACTACTGTTTTAAGATCATTGTCAATTAGACTGATGCCTTTTTTTCCACCAGCACTATCTATATGATCCCATATTTGTTCTACTTTAGGATCTTCATGCCACCATTTGTACATACGTCCAGCGGTCCAACAACAAGGCATTAACAATCCTTCGGCTGTAACAAAAATACTTCCTTGTTTAGCAACCTTACAAGTTATGTTGCATTTGTCTAAATATTCTTTCATACTTCCGTATGATTTTTCTATTTCTTTTTGTTTTAGTAATGCTAAATTCTTATTCTTTTCTTCTTTAGGCGGAGCCAATTTTTGTGTTTCTGCACCTTTTCGATTTACTGCTTGGTGTTCATACTTTGGTTTAATATCACTTGTAATGAATCTACCTGATTTTTTCTTAATAAATTTTTCACAACCCCATTGATTTGCAAGTGCTTCTGCTTCTTCTACTTGATGTTCGTTGTGTTGAAATATTAAAAAGTCCCAACGGGCTCTGCCGCCAGCATCAATAAATGCTTGCATATTACGTTCTACATTATCCCATACAACGTTTTGCCTATACAAATGATTAGTGTCACGCAATCCGTCTACACTAAAAATTACAGCACCTCTGCGTCCTATTACTTCTGCAAGTTTTGCCCACCAGTAAATATCTTTTGCACCTGCATTTGTATTCATACTTAACCACATATTAGCATTGTGTTCTCTAAAGTATTGAAATATTTCTAATGTATCTTTTGCAACAATAGGATCTCCTAGGTTGCCGCACATATACATAACATTTAACTGCTGAATAAACTCCGGTTTGAACATTTGTTTTGCATCTTCTAAACTTAGTTCAGCATTTGTAATATGAGGATTATCAGCACCACCGTTCATATTACGATCACACATAGGACATGCCGCTTGGCACCTTTGTGTAACTTCTAAATGCACTTCCTTAATATTTTCGTATCTATACATCGTATACTAATTTTACATCTTTCCCTGGGCCTACTTGGCTTGGAAGTCCTCCATATGTATTTACATACCACTCAATCACAGCCACATACCAATTTTGGCTATTGTGATGTGCTTGCTTGTTGAACTTATAAATGTTATTATTAGTTGCTTCCATAGTACTTAAGGCTCTAGCACTTTCAGTTTGTAATTCTCTAAGTGTTAATTTACTTACGTCCAATTTTCATATACCTCGTGTATTGACCTAAGTCAAGTTCACCTTCATATAAAACTTTTTGCATAGGTGCACTTGTACTAAACTCTTGTAAACTATTAGAACAATTTACATGTTCTTCAATGCTAAAATAGTTGTTGCTTTGTAATATTATTAATCTGCCTTCTGGTAATAAATCATACCATTTAGAAAAATTATCAATATGTTCACAACTTGTGTTGATAATAGTGTGTGGCATTTCTGTCAAAGGAGCAGTTGTGCCGTCAAGCCTTTCAGTTGTATAACTGTGTTCAATATAATTTATATCCATTATATCTTGTGTTGTTGCTTTAAATTTCCATGCATCACTAACTAAATCTGAATTGAATACTTCTGCTATTTTCCATGCCTCAGGATCGATATCAAAACTTCTTATTTTTTCAAAATCTATTTTGGCTTCCTGCAACATAGGCACAACACTACTATACCAGCCTGCACATAAAAATACAGTTCCTAAATCAGGACAAACTTTTTTAACTTCTTCAACTAACCATTTTTTACTTTTTAATTGTCCACGACTCATAACATCTTTATCATAATTAATGTTTTGCTTATCAAGTATTTCTAATGGTTTAACATATAAACTACCTGTATGTTTTTCCAACACACGCCATAAAGCATGCCTGTTATTATCCATAGTAAGATTAACTTCGTCAGTGACACTAGGCTCTAATCTTTTTATACTCCAAATATTTTTAAATAGTCCTGCTTTCTTAATATCTTCTACTAAAGTGTCTTTGTCTTCTATTAATCTAAACAGACTCATTTCATTAGATTCAACTAATGCTTTCCTTAAATCTTCTGTAGTATCACTATTATCTATAAGCCTAAATAGACTATGAACATTTTTTTCTGTAACTGCTTTACGTAAATCTTCGTATTCATCACCTAATACTCTAAATAACGCATGGAAGTTTTTTTCTAATGTTGCTTTACGTAAATCTTCATATTCATTACCTAACACCCTAAACAATCCGTGTAAATTTTTATCTAACATTGCTGAACGCATGTTATCATGATTTGGTCCTAGTACTCTAAACAGACTGTAGATATTTTTATCAAATATTGCTTTGCGTAAATCTTCATAGTCAGGACCTAACATATCAAATAGATGTGCTATATTTTCTTGTACTACAACTTGTCTTAGATCTTCATGTTTGTCTCCAAGCAATCTAAACAGGCTATGTAAATTTTCTTCAACTACTGTTTTACGTAAATCTTCATGTTCATCACCAACCAGTCTAAATAAACTATGGACATTATCTTCAGTAACAACTTTGCGTAGTTCGTCATGATCTTCACCAAGTAGTCTAAACAAACTATGAACATTTTTTTCAATATACATTTTCCGTATATCTTCAATATCTTCAATACCTTTATCTTCTAGGTATCTAAATAAACTATGATAGTTTCTTTCTTCTACAAATTTACGTAAATCTTCATTACCAATTATACGTAATATATCTAACATGTGTCCGTCATTATAAAATCGTCTAAGATTAGTAACCTTATCTCCATAAAGTATTTCAAATCTATCTAGTAAATCTACAATAAAATTATCACGAGGAGGAAGTGGTTCATCCTCTTTGAAAGGTACTGTTTGTTTCCATTCGGTATCTGCTTGTATTTCTACTGGTTCTATATCAACTGGTTCAGAAACAGGCGTGTTTGTTTTATCGCCATACATATGTTGCCATTCTTCTGTTGTATCTGTAGTTTCAGTAAACTGTTCATATAACCAATTAAAATCATTTATCAGCCGAAGATCAGACCCCCTAGAAAGGCCAAACTCCATACCAGCGGTAGCGCCTGCCAAAGCATATTCCCCAAATGGTCTATCGTGTCCCACGGTTGTCCAAGTTTTGAGTCTTTCATTTGTTTCGTCCTCCTTTTGTCTGTCAATTACTTTACTTGCTAATTTAGCACATTCTCTAAATGCACTACGCCAAGTACTAAATTCACTTGTATTAAATCCTGTGATGCAAGATATTTTTTCCATCTTTTTGAATCTGTCACTGATACTTGTAGTCATATCAGGACGGCTTGTATCCATATCACGTGTCATTTGTGTAGGAAATAATTTTACTCCGCCATATCCATACACTAAATCATTTATAGGATTTTTACTACGCCATACATGTACTGCTCTGTTATCTTCAGCGACATAATCAAAATTAAAATTGTCATCTATTATAGCATCTCCATCTACAATCCAAAACATTTCAGTTGAACATAAATTTGCCGCCGCAATATGTGCTTGATGTATTCCTTTTACTCCATGTATACGTTGGGCTCTTGGAAAACGTGTTTTTAATTTGTTAAAATTTTCATCGGCATTTGCTTCGTCATATGATATCATTACTATATCATATTCTGTTTTTTTAGTAGGAATAAAGTTAGAAGAAAAGGTGTTAAATTGCGTTGTATTTGTACGTATATAAGGATGTTCAGGTCTTGGTGGGTTGCGATATGTTTTCTTAAAGAAAACGCTTTGTTGAGCGTCTAAGGGCGTTACAGCAATAGGTAATTCTATTTCTGCAAGAATACGTTCACCATAATCTTTACATGCGTCTAACAAGTCATCTTCTGTTTGTATTTTTTCTTTCCATAAATTATTAAGATATTCAAAATCACGTACATTTACATAATCCCAATCTGTACACATTGTTTTATGTAAGCCTTCTCTGGCTCCGTATATTGCCCATAGTCCGTTAGGTACGTCTGCTCCTGCCATACACCAAACATATAGTCTTTCTAAATTCTTCCAATGATTTCCTATAAGTTCTTTTTTCGCAGGTTTTATACCTTCAACTAAACACATTTTAACACCTTCACGGAAGCCGGCACGCCATGCTTGATGTGGAGTAGCATTATTGTGAACTGTACTCATCAAACTGTTAATTTGGATATATTCTAAGTCCCAACAAAAATCAATACCTGCCGCAATGTTATCAGGATCTGCATTTTCATGTGTTTTCATTTTTAGGACTGTTTCTCTATCCCAACATTTTATTCCGCCATTGCCATACCGTAATCCATTAATTATATTATCAGCAGTCCAACTTACAACATGCCTAGAAAGGTCTACTCCTTCTTGAAAGTTAATTGTTTGATTTAAGAATTGTTCATCTATTTGGTTGTCACCGTCAATAGTAATAAATCTTTTAGTATCAGATATTTCTGCACATGCCTTGTGTGCGGCATCAGATCCTTCTACACCATGAATACGTTTTGCCCACGGAACTTTTGTTAATAAGTTAGTGTAATTTTCTTCTGCATTTGGCTCATCATACGACAAATATATTATGTCATAATCTAAAACTTTAAATTGCTTCATCTACATATCCGTAACTATTAAATATCTTTGGTGTGTATATACTTACATCACCTTCTTCTTCATCATACTCGAACTGAACTATGTGTCCGTTTGCTATTTGCTCTACCGTAGCATCAAATGTTCTAATAAGCAAGTGAGGATCATTTTCTTTTGTTACGCTAAACTTGCATAGTTGATTAGGATTTAACAAAAGTTTTTCTTTCACATTGACGTATAATTTCCAATTACGCCATTCAGTGTTTCTTGTAATCATACAATCTGCGTTATCCTTTTTAGGAATATGATAAATTATGTCTTTTATATCATAATTAAATTTTGGCTGTTCATATTCTAATAATGTATATTTCTTTTTTGCCAAATCAAATTTAACAACATAATTTTCTTTTTTATCAGGATTTTCAATAAAATCAACATACAAATCTTCGTTAACTTCCAAAGCATATTGATGATCCGGAGCGTAGTTTTGTAAACCTATAATTTTACTAGAATCTTTATCAAATATTAACCAGTACACTTTTCATACCTTGCTAGTATTTTGTCACAGAAGTCTTTTTCAGTGTAATGAAATACTCCGTGTTGTTGGTGATTACCAATTTTTAAACCATCATTAAAATACCAATCAACTTTCTGTTGCCAATGTTCACTTGTGTCTACCCAATTTTGTGCGTGTAATTTCATGTGTACAAAATCAATCAAGTCAACATCTTGAAAATTATCATATTCCATAAGTTCTAATACAATAGCGGCACAAACATCAATACTACAATGTTTTGGTTTATGGTTTTTACAAAATATTTCATAAAAATCTTGCCAATTTTCTATGACAGTTTCCAATAATGCAAAAAAATTTGCTACACGTTTTGTTTTTTTGAAGTAATATAATCCTGCATATATATTAATCAAGTAATTTTGTGAGAAAACTTTTCTATAGTAAGTGTCATTAATAGGTTCTTGTCTATATGTAATTGGATTTTGTGTAAAGTAAAGTTCTTGATCCTTAAATTTAGACCAATTTATTTTTTCTAAAAATAAAACATCACTGTCAACAACTATTGTTTCGTCATATGGAGAAAGATTATAGGCTTTCCATCTATTTTCTATTTTCCATTCGCTGTTTTTTGCTTGGTCATGCTTTAACAAAATAACCTTATCAAATACAAATGCAATTTTTTCCTCAACTTCTTTGTCAGTCACTAGTGTAAAATGCATATTTCCGTTTTTCATACCACTCATTGCACACAAGTATGCTTGTTTTACATAATCATCTGTTTGGTTATTTTGTGCAAATATTAATACACCTTGTTTCATAGTAATTCCTCTAAACTATATTTGTTCATAGCATGTACAGTAAGTCCTTTTGTAGCAATTGGATTATTATCAATTAAAAAAGTTAGTTTATCTTGTTTTATTTCGTGTGTAATGTCTTTGTCTATAGTGTAAAAAAGTTTTCCTGGCATAGGATTGACAAAGTTGCCTTTAGAATGATTATTCATAATGTGGGCACCTATACTAAAAGCAAAGTCATTGCGGTATGTTCGCTGTACTATTTGATATAACATTCTATAATGACGCCATTGCTCTTCAATATGCTGTAGCAAATCAAAAAATATTTTGTTTTGTTTACATTTTACAAAATATACACAAGTTGCCCAATAAAAATCTACACTTGAATCGCTTATTTTATTAAATTCTCTATAATCTAAATTTTGTCCTATATGATATGCATCTTTATACATCAATAAAGGATTATCTTGTTCAAAACAGTTTTTATAAACATCATCACATATGATTATATCACTATCAATCATTAGTGTTTGCTTATACGGTGATAAATCGTAACTTAAAACTCTTGCATTATTTTTAAAGGTTAAATGTTTTCCGTGATTTCCGTTATTATACAACTTTCTAGTGTATCTTTGCGGAGTGTCAAATTCAATTACATGGTCGAAAACATTTTTTGGCACTTTACAATCAGTTATAACACTTGTAGGAAGATCAAGATACTTTTTTACACGTTCTGCAACCATACATGCTTGCTTGACGTAATCTATTTCTTCATTATTGAATGCGTGTACAAGTATGCCCTTAGACATTTAATATTCCTTGCACAGTTCTTTCGCTATCAATTATTTTTTGATACTCTGTATAGTAATTTTCATTTGCAGTTGTGTATGCTGTGACTAATTCGTTGTAAAACGCTTCTTTGTTTGTAATTTTTATAGGAGTATTATTATTGTCTACAAAAATATCACATTTTATTGCTAGAACACTTGCAATAAATTCTCTAGTTGCAGTAAATTGTCCGCCTTGATAATATACTGTAGATTCTTTTGTGTATTTTTCTTGTAGTATACGTTTTTGATTTTTGAATGTTGAGACATAGTCTGCATGTTCTAATGCTTTTTTGAGACGTTGATCCATAATTTCTCCATATAGTAGTATTATATGACAAATCTGTCAGAAAGTCAAGTATTAACTACCACTAAAATTGGAGTGTCTATTAATTGCAGGTAATGGTGTGTCAACATAAGAACCGCTGGCTCTTTTAAAACCAACTGTAGTAACAAGATTGCCTACTACATATTCATCAACTGCTACAAATCCTTTAGCATTGTTAGGTCCAAATGGTGCAGTTCCTGTATCTGTATCTGACATCCAAATACGGAACTCAATTGTGCTACTATTGACTTCTTTACCTCTAATGTAATAGTTATTGTCTGCATACAATCCAGAACCTGGTTTTCTAAAAAGTTGTTGTTCAGATGAAGTTAATTGAAAGTTTCCTATTGCACTTCCTGTTCCTGAATTACTAGTTGAAGTAT